TAATGTGGCTCAAGGAACAGTTCCAGCCACGCTGGCCTGTCTGTCTCGACTATGGAATTCAAAGAGTGAAGTTCGTTATCGTTTTGCGGCAAAAATGTTGTCGTCTCCAGAACTTCGAAAGTTGGCCATGACTCCTGTCAAAGATGTCGAGGCGGCTTCTTTGGTTAGCGCGGCAAATCAACTTTCACAGTCTTTGCGTCAGGAATTTGGAAAGAACTCAGAGGAATACAAGCAAGCGGTTGAGGCTGAAAACGAACTTCCATGAAAACCTCCCTCTCCAAAAAGGGTAACACCTATCAGGGCAAGAAGGTGACGTTGGAAAATCCCTTCTACACGCCGGGTGAGCGGAAGAAGAGCGCGGTTTACGTTAAGAACGACAACGGCAATGTCATCAAGGTTCGCTTCGGCGATCCTAATATGACGATCAAGAAGTCAAATCCTAAGCGTCGAAAGAATTTCCGTGCGCGGATGAACTGCGCGGAGGCGAAGGACAAGACGACGCCTAAATTTTGGTCCTGCGCCGCTTGGTGATTTCGTCAGCAACAACTCATTCTACATTTTATGGACAAGATGAAACTTGGTGGTGGCGGTCGTTACGAGAAGCTTATCGGCTCTCTTGAGAAGAAGGGCGTTCGCGATCCTCGCGCTCTTGCGGCCTACATTGGTCGTAAGAAGCTCGGCAAGGCGAAGTTCCAATCGCTTGCTGCCAAAGGTCGTCGCCGCGCTGAGCGCAAGTCTAACGCTTAGGGTAACGTCCTTTGACGTACGGCTTCTTGGCCGACTCCTTATCGACGACGAACTTCTGTGGATCTGCGTAGTTCCATGAGATGTCGCCGCCCGTGCCACGCTGGATCATAATCGATCCGGTGACTTTTCCGTCCTTGTCCGTCATGCCGGAACGATCCGCTCGCTTCGCCATTCCCAGCATAAATTGTCGAGGTTGATTGAAACCAACTTCCTTCATCACAATCACCTCTCTGGCCCAGTTCGTTAAGTCCGACGATCCGAATCCTGAGTAGGCCATCTCTGCCACGCTCTCCGGCTTGTCGTCTCGACCTTTTGGCTTAGGGAAGTGATGAACGAGAATCAGGACTACGCCCGTCTCCATCATAATCGGCTGAAGCAAGTGTCGCGTAAAGTTCGCGCAGACCTCGATATCTGATGGATTGCCGCCCATGTAGGAGAGCAGCGGATCGATGTAAACCACATCGACCTTAGTCTTGCGAACAAGGCGGCGGAGCATCGTAGCGAAGTCGGAGCCAGTCCTAACCGTCTCGCGGAAGAATAACATGTTCGCACTCCGAAGACCTCGCTCCCAGTTCTCCTTGCCAAAGGTCATCTGAGCAGCGCCCTTGAGCGCATCATGCTGATCGGCGATGTCGTTTTCCGCCTGAATGTAAGCTACTTTTAGCGCACGGACGGGCTTGACGCCAAACCAAGCTTCGCCGGACGCCCACTTCAGACCCTGATACGCGGCCATAGAGCTTTTGCCGCATCCACTTTGACCCACAAAGAGAAGCGAAGATCCACGTCGAACCCATCTGTCACCGATCAAATTGTCAGGATCATTCTGAGGATCGTACTCGATGATGGCATCTATCGAGAACTCCATCGGCATGTCCTGCGCGTCCATGTCGTCCTTGAACGCTTCCCAGTTCACTGCGCCCACATTGACGGCTAAGAGCTTCTGCTCCTTGCCATCGCGCATTACACCGGCCAGACGACTGAACCGGCTCGCGTTCTTATTCTTCGGATCGATGCCGATGCTTTCGAGGTAGCGATAGACGACGTCGCGGCGCTCGTTCCACTCCTCTCTATTGGCCGCTTCAACGCGCACCCAGCCGTGCAGACTCTTGCCGCCGGAATCTATGACGACCGATAGTGGGAGCTTCGACTCCTTCAACGCTGTCCATTGCTCGTCCTTCGTCTTCTCGTCCATCTCGACTAAGACATGGCGGAAGTTCGCCACGCCAGAATCCGAACCGCTCTCATCGAAGCATGGGTTGATGCGGACGTATGCACCCTTGCTATCGCTGCCGTTCCACATGGCGCTGATGGGCGGCGTGAAATGGTTCTTAATCCATTCGTCGCGCTTGAGGAACGTACCCTTGGAGGCTGGCCTACCTCGACCCTCTTCGTCGAAAATGATGTCGTTACAGATGCAGACAACTTCGTCCGACTCGAAGCAGGCTTTCAGGAAGTCGATTGTCGTAAACGGCGACGGAGGTTCCGGCATCGATTGGATCGTGCGAACGACGAACTTGCCGGTGGGCGAGATTGGATTGCCGCCCTGACCAATGCCTGACTGAGCGGATAAGAGCCAGCCACGCGGCTTGTCGTGCGTCACGGTCATTGCCTGATTCACCTTGTGGGCCAATTCATAGGCATTCCACGGTGGAGAGCATTTCTCGCTGTACTCGGATAGCAGTGCTTCAGCCGATCCTCGCGACAGCTCGAATCCATGCACCAGAGCGGTAGCTACTGCGAAGGTTGCGTTATGACCGCCTTGTCCGCTGACGGCTCCGGGGGTGTTACGAAGCCATGCTCTGGCACGGTCGATCTTTGATTGATTCATTGGATTCCAAGTTGTTTACGCGCTATGTCCCCGCTTTCGCCCAGATCATTCGAGGCGATTTGCTGGAGAACTGACTTTGATTCTTCGAATTTTGCGAAAAGGAGAGACAGCTCTTTGGGAGTCATCAGGTACTTGCTCCAGTGTTGGATTGGTATGGAGCGAGACTGAAACTTCGCAAAGAGCTGCTCTTGTGCTGCGATGTAGAGTTTAGGGTGCTTGTTCAATGACCGGGGTGAACTTGGCCTTGAATTCGGCCTTCGTTCGAACGTACACCTTGGGTTTTCCGTCACGGGTGTAGGCTATCCCCACCCATTTCATTTCCCCGATTCGTATCTCTACGTCGTCGGAAATGACTTCAACCTGCACCGTACTGTTTCCTGAGTTTTTGAATTTCATCTTCTGAGGCGTTATCGAGATGTCCTGTACCAGCCGCATGCCAAACGCCGTCAACAATTTGCGCCTTTGGCTTGGGCTTAGTCATCCAACCTCGAAGAATCGCATGGTCGATGAGTGCTGGCGCTTCCTTCAATAACTGTTCTCTAGTGATTTGAGTTTCCATAAATTAACCTTTTTTAGCCGTCTTTCCGCGCCATCCGCCTGCTTTTCTCATCCCGGGTTCCTGACCAAGTTCGTTGACGAATCCGCGTCGGATCAGCCACTCCTTGTACTTCTGGTCGATGTAAGCGAAGTGAATCTTTTCGGGCGCTTCATTTGCTTCTGCTATCCGCATAATGGGCATTTTGTTTGCGCTGATCATTTGTATGTCTCGATTGTGTGTTTGTAGTGTCGCTCGGCTTGGGTGCAGTTCCAGCAAAGGTCTTGAGTTCCGTTGCATCCGCACCCGAGAGATTTGAAAAGTACGCTGGCCAACCATTGGTATTCCGCGATGGCCGCTCGCAATGTCTCCACGTCCGTTTCTTCGGACATGGGTTTGATATTCTCGCTCATTTGACGACGAAGAGAAGGAAGTATGCGCTGGCGACGACCATCCCCATTCCGAACGCCATGATGAGCAATTGCTTCAGCTCCTCGGGCGAGGGCGGACGATTGGCTTTGTGTATCACCGGCCACCGCCCATCGCGTAGTGGAGGATCAAAAGGGCGTCGCAGTTTCGAAGCGTGACGTCCAGATTCGGATACAGTTCCTGAGCTTTGCTTTTTAGCTTTCGCTTCCATTCTGGTCCGGTTTCGCATGATTTACGTCCTCCAAGTCCAAGTGGTTCTTGCCAGATTTTCGGCTCAACACGGTGGAGCGCGTAGCCTTGCGCGTAGCCTAGCCCCTGCACAATCCCGTAGTTTTCATGGAGCGTCGCCATGCTGGCCGACGACGTGAGTTTGCTGACGAACTTTGGCACCTTCTCGACCCACAGATGGGAGTCGGCCACCTTGAATCCTGCCAGTAATTGCGCCGTGTCGGGCAGCGACTCAGGCATTGGAAACAGGAGTATTCCGTCCGCAGTGCTGACCGCGAATCCGCCGCCCACACCCGGATCGACCGCAACGATTGTTTGGTTTGATTTCATTCGCTTAGTATTATTTTTAGTAACAGAGAATAGTCACCTGCTCGGCAGCGATTCGAACCGCTGATTTCGTGTCTCCGCCTTCCGTCCAACGCTCGACCTTCACGCGGCCTTTTACGCGCACCAGAGCGCCGTTCTGAATCTCCATGATCTTCTCCGCAACTTGTCCCCATGAGGATATTTCAAAATCATCGAAGTCTTCGTGGAAGCGGCCCTCGTTGTCAGTCCAGTGACGAGCGATGGATATAACGCGGCGCACCATGAGCGAGCCTGTTTTGGTTTCTGTTTGCCGACTTATGCCGCGCAGTTCGCCGATCAGATAGACTACGTTCTCGGTGGGCGTGGATGTTTCGCTTGCTGTCGTGGATACACTCATTGGAAAATACAACCTAGTTCACGGTAGCAGGTCATGCGCTTCTTAGCGTGGAATGCTCCGATGGGGTGGAACTTGTCAGAGAAATCTACGATTGTCGCGCAGTTCTTGGTTTCTGTTTTCCGCAATGCCCGACTGGCTCGCTGGATTGTTTTCTGCGACGACCGACCGCCGCTGACCATGATGAGCAGTTCGACGTTGGGTAGATCCAATCCTTCGTCGGCCAATGATGTGGCGATCATGGTTCGCAGGTTGCCAGCCTTGAATTCCTCCATGTAAGCGCGCCGGTCCTTCTTGCCGATCTTGGAATGGACGAGCCGAGAATTCGGAATCTGGTGTTCGTAGTCCTCGCCCAGCGTGATGCGCGGAATGAGGATGAGGGTCTGCATGTCGAGATGTTCGACCGCGTAATTGATGGCGTAGTTGTTGCGCTCGCGGTTCTGGCAGATGCCGATATCGACGAGCGATTCCCAAGCGCACATCTTTTTCAGATCTTCATCACTTATCCGCATGTACTTGACGCGAGTGTTGAAGAGTCGGTCGATGTTGTCGTCGATCTTCTGCTGGATGTTGAGGTCTGTGGCATCGCTGATTTCGAGGTAAGCGTCGGCCAATGAATCGCCAATGTCGTTGCGGTTTATCTCGTAGGTGCGGTTGTGGAAGAGCGTTCGTGTTACGGCATTCCGGTCTGGATCGTCGCCCCAAGGAGTTGCAATGATGCGTCGCCATCCGGCGGCAGGGCTGTGCTTCGCTTCGTCCACGATGAGGAGGTTCTTGTTGCTGAAGTCCACGGATTCGTGAGGGCAGCGAACTTCGACAATGTTGTCTGGAATTCCCGCGACTCTCAACGATGTGCGCGCTTGCTGACATGTCTCGCGTGTTGGGGCCATCCATCCAAACGACATGTCAGGATAAAATTCGTGGTAATGCTTGATGATCGATGCAGCAATCCATGTCTTGCCACTGCCTGCCGGTGCGACGATCAGCCCATAGCTATTTTTGGCCCACTCTACTGCTTTTTGTTGGTATTCTCTTAGATTCATAATTTTAGGAAATTTGCCCCTCCGCCCACTGCTTCATAGCGAGCGAAGGGTATTGTCCGCACCACACGGTGCGATTCGCTGTCATTCGTTCGTTGTACTGTCGGTAGAAAGCGCGCTCGATTGCGTCGTGGCGCACTTCTTGTTCAGCAACTTCCTTAACGCTTGATTGGCGAAAAATCCGATCTTCAAACCATTCTCGTCGCAATGTTTGCGAACCTCTTCGTGGAGCGCTGAGTCGATGGTGATAACTGTGTATTTGGCTGGTTTCTTCATAATCACTCGCTCTTCATCGGAGTGGATTGAACGCCATTGTATGCAATGGTCTTCGGGCGGTAGATGCCCACCTGTTCCGTTTCCTCGACCCAACTAGGACCGCCGCGAATGTGGAATATGCAGGAGGACATTCCGTTCCATGATTTTGTAGATGACTTGGCCGAGGTGTAGGTGGAGCCGAACGTAGCGTTCAGATCGTCACTGCTCATCGCCTTGACGTTGGCCCAGTCGATGTCGCCTGCATGCCATAATTTAAATCCCAACTCCAGCGGTGCCACTACCTCTGCGATGCCGGGAAAATGCCAGACCCACTCGTCATGGGATGACGCATCACCGGACATAACAGCGTAGCACTGGTAATTGCCAAGCGGTACGGAGCCACTGCCCCAGTCGCAGCTCTCGCCGGGTTTTAGGACTGCGCTCCTAGAAGGGTGGTCGTTGCATTTGGGCTGCTCAAAGAGAGCAACAAGAACAGGGACTTCGGTTTGGTTTTCGATTTTGATGTGGGTACTCATAGCTATTCGGAGGTGTAAACGGTTTCGGTTGTGATAAGTCCGGTTGGCCATTCAGTTTCAGTGAATGACTTCTCGATAAAGACCACCTTGTCGGTGGGTTGGATTGTGAGTCTGTTGCCATCGGTTCGAATGAACATGAACTCCTTGGCCTGATTAGGCTGACGACTCCAGCTATCGCCGATAGGTGCAGCGGTGAAGAGGTAGTCGCCAGTGGTGATAAGGTCGTCGCATTTGACTTTGCATTCGAGTCCTCGCAGGAAGGTGTACTCGATGGTGGTGAAATCGGTTCCGTAGCAATCCCATCGCTGAGCGTTTTGTTGGCTCCAGATGAGGTCAGGCTGTAGATCGAATGCTATGGCGTGCGGCGGTACGGCCCGGTAGACCGCTCCGCATTCCAGCATGATGGTGCAACCCCACATTCGACCGGGGATGGATACCAAGCCAAACCAGACGCATGGAACGAAGCCGGTGCCAGAGCCAAGGAACGAGGCATCGACAAAGCAGTATTGGTGGTGGGGGATTTGCCCCGCTTGTGAGTAGATCATTGGATGATGAAGTCGAAGTTGATCTTCCAGTTGTCGCCGAGGCGGTTGTACGTATCGCCCTTGATCTTCCAAGTGCGCGGATCGCGGTTCGCCCCGGTGTGACGGCAGCGGATCCTGACATCAATGTCCTGGATGGCGACGTTCCTTAGCCGGTGGTCTTCCGGCAGTTCGTGCAGGTGTTTCATGTCAGTAGGTGTTTGATGATCTGAT